ATGTTATCGGATGCCCAAGTAAAGTCATTAAAACCTAAAGAATCTAGATATTCAGTAGCAGATGGGGAAGGATTAAACATTTCCGTTTTTCCTAATGGAAAAAAGAAATGGGTTTTGTCTTATCGCCAAAATGGAAAACAAAATCAAAAGATGCTGGGTGAATATCCTGTTATGGGATGTAAAGAAGCACGCCAACAAGCAAGACAATTAAAATTAGAATATCAGGGCAAGGTAGCCAATTCTCCACCAGTCCATAAAGTAGTTGAGGAATGGTTGAGCATCATGAAATCACAATGGACCAGCAAAAAATACTATGACACAGTCGAATATCGACTTGCATATCTAACCGAGGATTTTAAAAATCTTCCAGTTAATGAAGTTGAAAGAAAACACATCTCAAAGAAAATTAAAGAAATTGTTGCAAAGGGTACTTTAGAAACAGCAAGCCGAGCTTTAAGACTTGGTAAGCAAGTATTTGATTTTGCAATTGCCTCAGATTATACAGATCGTAATCCATGTACATTGGTAGAAGATGTAATTCCAGAGTATGAATCTGATAGCCATCCTTGTTTACCTGTAAGTGAAATGCCCGAATTCTTTCGGCGCATGAAAGCGAGTCATTCTAGCTCAATAGTAAAAATGGCCATGCTTTTAGTTTGTTATACCGGAACCCGAATAACAGAATTGTTAAAAGCTAGGTGGGATACTGGAGAGATAGATTTTGAAAATAAAGTCTGGATAATTCCTGCAGACCGGATGAAAAAAAGAAAAGAATTAATGGTTCCGTTGGTACCACAAATTTATGCCTTGTTTAAGGAGCTCGAAAGCGTCAAGACTGATGACGGGTACTTATTTAAAAAACGTGGAAAACCTTATGAACACATGACATCTGAATCAGTTCTTACAATGATTAAAAGAATGGGTTACACAGATAAAATGGTTACCCATGGTTTTCGTTCATTGTTCTCGACCCATGCTAATGAAAGCAAATTGTTCCGTGGTGAGGTTATCGATTATCAAATTGCACACGTGAACAAATCAACCAAAGCGGATAAGACAAGTAAAATATATAACCGTGCTGAATATTGGGATGAGCGTGTGGAACTTATGACCTGGTATGCAAATGAAGTGGAAGGATGGTTAAAAGACTAATGAATAAAGAAGCTGATTACACAATTATTGGATGTAAAGATGAAGTTGAATTTATAAAGCTACTGGGTAATCCATATGTATATGAAGATATTATAAATAGTTCAATTGATAACCTAGATCCAGACAATTTTTTAAATATTGAAGAATATTATTCACGAATGGCTGATTTTCAATGCTTGAAATTGAGATATAAAAATGAATTTATTCAAAAAAACTCTGGTGCAGAATTTCACTGGTACTTTATCGAAGGTCTTGAAGCCTATATAAATGGACATTTTCTTCCTGCTTTATTAAGCCTAATATGTGGAATAGAGTCTTCTTTAAGATCGACACTTCATTTGATGAGTGATGGTGAAGAAGATAGATTGTATGTAAATAAAATTATGAATAAAGAGATGATTATTGATGCTAAAAATAAAGGTTTACCTATTTCAGCACTAGCTTTTAGTAATGAACAAGATTTTCATAAAAAAATAACAAATGATGAAAAGATCAATCTAATTAAGCTAAGAAATGATCTTATGCATGGAAATATTCGTGAATTCACAGAATATTTTGAAGAGCAAAGAATATTTTATCCTGAACACTTAATTGATTCCCTAGTTGAAATAATCTTGATATCAAAAAAATGGATAAAAGAGTTAAGTGAATTTAAAAATACGATTTAAATATAGGCGCTTATTTAGCGCCTTGAATTGCAGTTTTAATTTTTGCTACAGATTGAGAAGTCCATCCCTTATAAGTTTTTGACTCTCGATCTGGCGGGAATTTCTCCAAATAATATTTTTTAAATGTATTTGGAGCCATACCAAGTTCCTTAGCGAGTTGTCGTAAAGAATACCAAGACATTTGAACCTCCTTAATTTTTCAATTCATTACGTTCTTTGTTCAGTTGGCGCAAAAGGTTATGCAAAGTAACGGTTACAGCTTTATCTAGACTTTTGGTTGAATGAAACTCTGCTAGTTGAGACAGTGCTAAACCAAAAATGTGATATGCAAAAACCTTTGCAGCCTCAGGATTATTTTTGAGAAGCTCCTCAGTACTTGGACAAATGATTTTTTCAAAAATATGAACAGCTACCTGATCCGGAGTACCTTCAATACTGCTAGGGCTCAAATTAACTTCACCAATAACTTTGCTCATCCTTCAGCTCTCGATTCAATATCCAACTTCATTGCACCTTCATCTGGATATTCGGTCATCCAAAAGTAATAGCCTTTTCCACTGTGGCCATCTTCAAAGAATTTAATTGTTAGTTCAGTATCAAGTTGATCTAAATCTTTCTCACCATCTGGATTTACAAATTCGAGAAGGCTTTTTAGTTGATGACCGCTAAGTGTTATGCTCATTGTTCAGCTCCCGATACGTTTGGCACACTATGAAAATGCATCCAATGTGAAGGTGGATCATTTTGATAGTTTGCCCATACGCTATTTAAATCCTCATCAATAGTCATATAGTCTTGTTCTGGGGTGACATCAGGAGCATCTGCCCAACAAATAAGTACCATTATGTCAGTATGTGGCAATTCATCAGTCACGCTAATCCACGTTGGAACTTTGGATTTCATGAAATCTACGGCTTTCTTCCACATTGCCCAACCACTATTTACACGATGGTAAACATCAAAAAGGTCTTCTTCACTTAGATCAGTTTTGACACCTTCAGCAATATCAAAACAGCCGCCATTCATATCGAATTCGAGGACATCTAAATGTTCGGGAATCCAATATTTTTCTTTAAAAATAGGCAATTGCTCAGCCCAAAATGCTTGTTTAGTTTTTAAATCAATCATTACCTAAGCCCTCAAATATTCTTCTTTAGTCCATTCAACAAACTCTTTATAAAGTTGTTGTGCTGGTTTATTTAATCGGTTGTAATAGTCGATCGTTATGCGCCGCCAAGCAACTGGTACCGCATAATGCTTTGTCAGAAACATTGCTTGGTCCATGCCTTGCCGGACTATTACGTAGCCCAGCAATTGCAAGTAGTACATAAAACCAAGCATGTGTTTTTGGCTCACTTTCTTGTACTGATCTTTCATGTTAGAAACCGTCCACTAATAAATAATCAGGGGTAGATTCTTGTTGAGTAGGTGTAGGATTCTCTAATTCATAGCGGCGTTTTCTCACATACCCCATTAGCTTCGGTTGAATCTGCGGATCTCGTGCAGCCACGTCTATTTCCAAAGCATCTAGCGTTGTAAGGTCTGGTGCAGTTTGGATTTGAACCATTAAAGAGGGTGGCTCATTAGCAGATGCCTTTTCTTTTTCTAGCTCTTCAAGACGTTTGTGAGTGGCGAGAAGGATAGGCTTCATTTGTTCGTCATCCCATGTGCGGGTATAACGATAAACCGCATTTACTTCTGCAGGTGTTTTTGACTCTTTTACACGCTGTAGAAGAGTATCTAGGGTTTGCTGATACTCATTGTTTTTTTCTTGCTCAGGTGTAGGCTGAGTTAAAAAATCTTCAGGTGAAGACACATAAGGTTGTTCTGTAATAACAATCGCACTATCTAAAGCTGATCCTATATTTTCTGAAATATCTTCGGATTGCACCAATGAGTCTCTGGTGGCCGTAGCGGAAAGCTATCAAATAAGGCTTGGAGTCTTGATCGATATGATCATGCTGAAGAGATGGGTTACAAAATAGAGCGCTTTCATCCAGACTCTGTTTTGTCGGGATATGTCATTAACTGGATAAAAAGTGAATTAGCGAGAATTGAAGATGGAGCAAATAAGACCATTTCCACCGACTGATTTTATTGATCAAGCAGATGAAGAAGAAGCAATTAGACTAACACCGGCACCAGATCTAAAAAAATGGGTTGTTGCTAATTACTTAACTATTGGTGGACCTCTTTATAACCCCGATCATGATCACATAGCTGAGCTGCTTCACGATAATGAAGAATTTTTAGCATTTGCTTGGGCCTCTTCTGCATATAAAAGCAAGCAAGCTATGGTGTTAGGCCAGTGCGAAAAAGTCATGTTCAATGTTGGTGGATGGCGTAAGGCCAGACAAGAGCAACAGATGCGAGACTGGTTCGGCTTTGTGCCAACATACTTAATAACTGTCGACGCTTCTTTCTGTGAGCGTGCAAACGATACAGAGTTCTGTTATTTGCTTGAACATGAGCTTTACCACATTGGAGTGATGAGAGACGAGGACGGAGAAATTGTTTATAGCGATAGTTCTGGTCTTCCTAAGCACTATCTTGCAGGTCATGACGTTGAAGAGTTTATTGGCGTAGTTAAACGTTATGGACCAAGCAAAAATGTTAAGCGACTTATTGAAGTCGCAAAGAATCCGCCGTTTGTTTCGAATGTTGATATTTCAAAATGCTGCGGCAACTGTGTAATCAATTGAGCCTAATGGCTCTTTTTTTTGCCCATTTTGTTATACGTAGTTATACGATGAGGAAGTTATGGCGACACTAAAAGAGCCTGTGAAAATCTTTATAGTTCAGTCTCTTGCTTGTCGTGATACACCTCAAGAAGTGGCTGAACTCGTAAAACAAGAGTTTGGCGTTGATATAGATCGTGTTCAAGTTGCAACTTATGACCCTACAAAAGTTGCTGGTAAAAACTTAAGCAAAAAGTATGTCGAACTATTTGAAAAAACCAGAGATGAGTTTGATAAAGGCTTAATTGATATTCCTATTGCTAACAAGTATTACCGACTGAAGCAATACCAAAGACAGCTTGAGAAGACTAGAAACGTCAAAACAGCCTTAAAAATTCTTGAACAAGCCGCTAAAGATATTGGTGGTCAATTTACTAATCGCCAAGAAATTACAGGCAAAGACGGCGGACCAGTCCAAACAGTTAATTCTGAAATTCCAGTTCCAATGGAAGATTACTTAAAAGCGCGGAGGGAAGTCTTAGATGAGTACTGATGCGGCTCGGGATAAAGCCATCCGAATCGAGGCGCAAGAAGATTTATATTTCTTCACAAGGTACATGTTTAAGGAGCGCCGTGGTTATAAATGGATGCAAAATTGGCACCACTTAGAAATCTGCGAAGCTTTAATGAAAGTTTATCGCGGAGAGATAAAGCGGTTAATTATTAACGTTCCACCACGATATTCTAAAACTGAAATTGCTGTAATTAATTTCATGGCTTGGTGTTTTGGTAAGAATCCAGACTGTGAGTTTATTCATATCAGTTACTCGGCAATGCTTGCCGCAAATAATGCCTTCCAAATACGAACTCTTGTACAAGAAGAGGCGTATAGAAAAGTCTTTCCTGAGCTTACATTGCGTGATGATAGTAAGGCTAAAGACTTCTGGAGAACTTCTCAAGGCGGTGTCTGCTATGCGACAGGTACAGGCGGTACGATTACTGGTTTTGGTGCAGGAAAACTTCGTAAAGGCTTTGGTGGCTGCATTATTATTGATGACCCACATAAAGCACATGAAGCTTCATCAAAAACTATTCGAGAAGGGGTAATTGATTGGTTTCAGAACACACTCGAATCGCGTACTAACTCGCCAGATACGCCGATCATTGTGATTATGCAGCGACTTCATGAAGATGATTTAGCTGGATGGTTGCTAGGTGATAGAAAAGACGGCGTTCCTGTAGCTGGTGGTAACGGTGAAGTATGGGAGCATCTATGTCTTTCAGCTATTCAGGAAGACGGATCCGCACTGTGGCCAGCAAAACACAATATCCAAAAATTGAGGCTAATGGAGCAAGCAGCACCATATGTATTTGCCGGGCAGTACCGACAAATGCCATCACCGCCAGCAGGCGGTTTTTTTAAGCCCGACAATATTCAAATTGTTGATGCTTTGCCTGCGGATGTAGTGAAACAAGTTAGGGCTTGGGATTTTGGGGCTACCGAAAATGAGGGCGACTTTACAGTAGGTGTGCGAGAAGCTCTAGGCGCAGATGGTTTTACTTACATTGTCGATGTAACTAGAGGACAGCTTGGACCTGACAATGTGAATAAGCGCTTAGAACAAACAGCAAAAATAGATGGGAAAAAAGTTTCTGTGCGTCTACCACAAGATCCCGGTCAAGCTGGTAAATCACAAGCTAGTTCATTTGTGAAGCTTCTTGCGGGTTATAGCGTGATAGCTAAGCCAATTTCAGGTGACAAGCTTACACGTGCACAACCATTTGCGGCCCAAGTTAACGTAGGAAATGTACGAATGCTCAAAGGTGAATGGAATAAGGATTTTATTGATGAGCTTCGTCATTTTCCTAATGGCACACATGACGACCAAGTGGATGCAGCTTCAGATGCGTTTAATGAATTACATGAAGGTTTTGAAGCCTTCTTTGCTGATATGGGATTTGCTCGATGAGTGATGTAACTTTTCAACATGCTGAATATGTTAAGAACTTGCCATACTGGCAAAAACTTGATGATGTTTGTGAAGGTGAAGATGCAGTTAAGGCTAAAGGTGAAAAATATTTGCCGATGCCAAATGCACATGATAAATCACCTGCAAATAAAAGCGCTTATGAGGCTTATCTTACCCGTGCAGTCTTTTATGAAGTAACAGGGACTACATTAAATAGTTTAGTTGGTGCAGCTTTTGCAACCGATCCAAGTTTTAAATTTCCTCCGGAACTTGCTCATTTAGAACGTAATGCAAATGGTGCTGGTTTAAGTACTTATCAATTGGCTCAAAATGGAATTCGCCATTTATTGAAGCATTATCGTTGTGCTTTATATGTAGATTATCCTGATGTGCCGCCAGCTCGTAATCTAGCGGAATTTAAAGCACAAAAAGCCTATCCGATGATTCATTTACTAAATGCCCTTGATGTAGTGAATTGGGATTCAGTAATGATCGATAACCAGAAAAAGCTTTGCTTAGTGGTTATACGTGAATTTAAGTCTGAGCGCGGTGCTGATGGATTTAGTAAAACCGAACAAGAGCAATATCGTGTACTTCGTTTAGAGCAAGAGGGAAATGGGGAATATATTTATTCCGTTCAGGTGTACACAAAGGGTGAAAAGGGTAACTGGGTTGGCGGAGAGAAGAAGTTTCCAACAGATTACAACGGGAATTTCTGGACCTATATACCTTTTACATTTGTAGGTGCAATTGATAATTCAGAAGAGATTAAAAAGCCACCATTACTTCCTTTGGCTAATCTCAATTTAGCCCATTACAGAGACAGTGCGGACTTTCAAGAGTCCGTTTTTTATATGGGGCAACCTCAATATTATGCGAAGGGTGTTAATTGGGAGTGGTATGACCAAGCCAAGAAACGTGGCATCTACATTGGAGCGAAAGTACTTTTGCCTTTACCTGAAAATGGTGGTTTAGGAATTGTACAAGCCGACCCTAATACTCTTGCCCGGGAAGCGATGAAAGATAAGTGGGAAAAAATGAAGGAGATGGGGGCGCGTTTAATTGAGAAGGGCTCGGGAAGTAAAAAGACCGCTACCGAAGCGAATAGTGATGACGCCGTTCAGCATTCAGTTCTTTCGCTCTGTGTCGTTAATATGAATGAAGCCTTGTCAGCAGCATTACGATGGGCTGCTAAGTTTGTAACGCCTAATGTGGATGTTCTAACTAAAGATGATTTGATGTTCGAAATCAGTCAAGAATTTAACAAACAGGGTTATTTAGCTGAGTTAGCTCGACAGTTATTTGAAGCAGCTCTACAAGGCCGATCTTCATTTAAATCATGGTGGGAATACAACCAAACAGGTATGTTCCCTAAACAAAAATATGAAGAAGAGCTTCAGAATGTTGAAGCAGAGCAAGATGGGACTTTAAATCAAAAGGTAGAGTGAGATGGCAACAGATATCAAAAAACTATTTGAAGTACTCACTCAGCACCAGGCCTATCTTTATCGTGCTTCATCAAAAACGGTAAATGAGTTATTGGCTTTATTCAATGATGATACGAGCAAGATGCTATCTAAGCTTCGGGATTTATTGGATGAGCTTAATGAGTCGGAGAAAGTTGCTTTAGCTGGTGGTAAATATACAACTTCAAATTTAAGGGAAATTAGGGATTTGATTGCCCAATGGTTTGCCAGTGTTAATTTAGCATTACCTGAAGCTTTTGCCGTTTCT